AATTGTAAAACTGTAAATCAGGTTTATCAAATAAAGATAGTGCTAGTATTACTATGTATTCCATTAGTATCCAAACACTCGGTCTGCAGGTTTAAAATTTTTATCCTCTTTATAAAATCTATTTGCTTCATAACTATTAGGATGAAGTGATCGACTCATGACTCCGTATCTTAATGCATCGTATGCGTGATCTTCTGCATGAGTATCTACGTCTTCAGGATTGTTTCTATCGACAGGCAACATAGGTAACGTTCTAATTAAATTAATACAATTAGAAAATACTTTTAAGCTAGGCTGACCTGTGGAAGGATCTACAGATAATCTTTTGTGTAGTTCTAACTTTCCTGCCACTCTACTTTTAGGAGATCTATCTGAGGGTCTCCATTTACATCCTTCTCTAATCATGGTCTCTGCAATACTAGGACCGACATCTCCTCTCTTTGACCAAGTCGAAGAGTCTAATATTCCGTATTTAATATATTCTCCTTGTTCTGTTTCTAATACTTTTCTAGCAAATACATCTGCTGTAATCTTCTTTGTATACAGTTCTCTGTATACCCAAAAGTTATTGTCAAAGTCTACAGCTATCCACAGACAACAAGCAGGACTAGAGTATCCCCAGTCACATGCTCTAAACCTTAACCAATTGTTTGGTATATCAAAAGGTTGAACAACATGAGTAGATATATTAAACTCAGGGAAAGAAGAGTTTTCAAATGCACTCCAATCTCCTTCTAAAAACTGTTTCTTCTGAACCTCAGGTAAAGATGATAACATAATTAGATAATCATCTGTTTGCATTAGATAAGGATTATCTTGTAGCTTTGCAGGTATGAATCTTCTTGTGATAGTCTTTCTACCTGCTATCGTGTCGATGTTTACATCAAATGCACTATTAGGTTCTGCAGGATCAACAAACATTTCTTTTACCCATTGTGATCCTACGTTTCCTGGATTGCCTGTTGCTCTCATGTAGACAGGTATCTCAGGATCAACACTTCTCAAAGATGATCTTAAGAAGTTGTATATCTCTGGTGTCGGATACTGAGGAAGTTCATCTATTCCAATCCAAGTATATGATTGACCTTGGTAACGAAGTACATCAGTTAAGTTCTCTGCGTATCCGAACTCGATTCTAGCACCTGAAGGAAATCTCCATTCTTTTTCTTGTTCTCTCCATCGAGCACCGGGGTATGCCTTTGAGTATAGTCTTTGAGAATGATTAATCATATCTCTCAACTCAGGCATTGATCTTCTTAGTAGAAGTGCTCTATGTGCTTCTTTATGACAATAGCGTAGAGGATCAATAAGCATGGCATATGATTTACCACCACCTCTTGCACCACCATAAAATACTTCTCGCTCTGGAGCTGCTAGAAACTGTGTTTGAGGCCCTTCGTTGGGTCTAAATATAACATTATCTTCAACAAAATCTTTAACTGTAGGAGGTAAAGATTTAACTTCATCTTCAACCATAAGACTTGAAGACGAGCCTTGTAAAGCTTCATTCGCTTTAACAATTTTTTGTTTTCTTTTTTTTGCATTCTGTATAGTATCGTGGGCTTTTCTAATTTTAAGATCTTGTGCCTTTAACGACCTTTTAGCTGCTTGTTTAGCTTTTACTTCTCTACTGAAGTATTTCTTTTCTTGTACTACTCCCTTTTTTCGTCCAAGGTTGGATTTGGGTTTTGGGGGTTCAATGTCTGACATCTTTTATTTAGTATCTTTCTTAGCCCTGTGTGCGATATACTTCTCCCTGTTTTGCGTTCTAACCACCTTGCAACTTCTCTGTAAGAACAATTATTAAGATACTCTTTTGCTTCATCAAGGGCATTCAACTCTTCAGCTACAGGTTCAATATAATCTGTGTTCTCCGATAGCCTGTATCCGTATGGAATTGTTCTAGCTTTACGTTTTATTAAAGTCATCTTTTGGTGGTAATATAAATATACCATGAGCAACTTGAGCATTGATATCTATCTTATCTTTTTTGACGAGACCAATACGATCTAGTATTTGTTTAGCTGCCTCCATTCTAATATTAACTCCTGGAGTTTTACCATCTTCATCCAAAGCATCAACCATACCCTGTACAGCTTTAGCTGAATGAAGTGCTAAAGAATACTCTGCTCTATTTAGTATTTCTTCTTTTAAAGATTTTACAACTTGTAAATGATGATTAGGAGAATACCCAACTATCTCTCCTGCTTTCTTGGGATCTCCTTTTGCTTTTGTAAACAATACATCTAAGAACTCCTGCTGTTTATCAGTCAGTTTTCTTGGTTCTTTTTTTACTAGTTCCATATCTCTTTTTAAATTCTTTCTTGACTGCTGTATACTTTGCATCAGCTTCTAGCACTGCTCTTTCTTTTTTAGCATCTTGTGCTTTTGTATACATGTCTTCTCTTAATTTATCTTCCTTGCCTTTACTATCTGATATTTTTAATACCTTAGGTGCAGCAACTTTTAATCTTATGTAAGGTGCTCTGCAAGGCTCAAACCGTCTGGCGATAGGTAAGATCTTCTCAAACTCTTCGCCAGTTTTTCTATTTTCATAAACGTAGAGAGGCATTATCTACAGATACACTCTCCATTACAATAATCACACATAATATTTTCTCCTTAACACTTCCATCTTTTTCTTGCTTGACGTAGTCTTGAGTTAGGATCTTTTGCAGCCTTAGGAAACTTTTTCATCTGACCTGCTGATCTTGCACAAAAAGATTTACGTCTCTTTGCAGCTTTACTACCAGGTTTTACTTTACCTGTGACTGCTGTTTTTAATTTAGAACCGGGGTTTTCACGCCTGTAGCGTTCTACCCCCGCTTTCGTCATTCCTGCCCCGGAACTAGTTTTTCTAAAATACTTTCTAGTTTTGGGGGGTTGTTTATCTCTTTTTCTTTCCGCCACTCTTAGCTTTTTTCTTACCCATCTTCATCATCATTGGGTTCTTTTTGCCGTTAACTTTTTTAGCTGTCTTTTTCATGCCTCTCATGATAGTATACTCCTTATTAAATTTTTTCTTGTTTGTACTGTATGCTTGTAGTATTCTTTATCCCAGTTCTTATAGTAACCTTTTTTCTTTAAGTTCTGAGATGCTTTTTCCAACTCTGCTAATCTTTGAATTAGTATCATTGAAAACTCGTTGTCAGTTTCGAAGTCATCATCATACAAGAAATCAACCTCACCACTTTGATCATTGTGGCTAGCCATCAGATAAATATCTTTAGGCATGTATGCATAATTAAATGCTTCTACGCTGCTATCTAACTGCTCTGCTGATATAGACAAATCTGTACAACCAATCACAATAATCTGATACTTGGTCTTTTTTATTTTATTGCACCACTGTACAGTTAGATTAAGTAAGTCCTCCTTACTCGAAACTTCTTCTACTTTAAAAGTATTTTTAATCCTGCATCCTCTTGCATACGGACAAACAGGCATGTCGTTTACATCACTAATCTTTTCTACAAATTTTTTAGACCAGTTGATTATATCTTCTGATACTGTTGCCAATTATGAAAACTTTCTATAAGGTCTTGTCTTCTTTGCTAATCTCTTTGGTTGTTTACTAAACTGTTTACCTTTTGCTTTGTCTTTTCTTTTCTTAGCTGTAGTCCTAGCATACTCTGAGGATGACATAGCTTTGATTGCTTTCTCAGGTAAATATCTTTCACCTGTTTCGCTGGACTTCTTTCCAGACTTAGTTCTCCATTTTTGCTTACCCCAAGCTTTAAGACTTCTTTGACTTTTTGCGAGTGCCATGTTTTTTCTTTAATGCAAGTTTTGCTCTCTTCGCTAGTCTTGCTTGTTCAGGTTTGCCTCCGTATTTACTTCTCTGCTCTATTACAGTTAGAATCTGTATTTTCCTAGCATAAGGTTTATTAATCTTTTTAACTTTGCGAATGGTCTTCTTTGCGTCAGCGACAGTTGCATATTTAATACTGACAGTGTCTTTCGGATTCTCATCAGTATATAATCTCCTACCACTACCTTTTGGCTTTTTTCCTGTTCCCTTTTTTGGATCCGCCATTCTTTTTGATAACTCCTCTAGCCATTAGTACGTCTTTCATAGTAACTTTACCATCACCTGACATATCAGGAAATTTTTTCTTTTTAGTTTTCTTCTTAATCACTTATATCCTCCTCCTGCTTTTTTATAAGCTTTTGCTAATGCTTGGGCCTTCCTGGCACTCCATTGTCCCGCAGCAGTTCCGTGTGAAGCTTGTGCTTTAATTCTATTAAATATTTTTTTACGCATCCCCGGCTTAGTATAATTACCAGCTTTGTTTACAGTAGATTTACTTTTTGTTTTTGCCATGATACCTTTTAGAGTTCTTTGCTAGAGTCTTAAGACTTCTTGCTTGACCAGCATGAGATCTAGATGCTTTAGTCAAAGCTTTAGCTACTTTTCTTATTTTTCTTCTTGTTCTTTCTTCCATTTTTTGGTTTACCTGATATGGTTAACGCTATTGCGATAACTTGTTTCATTGGTTTGCCTTCTTTTTTTAGTTTTCTAATATTACTAGAAATAGCTTTCTTAGACTTTCCTTTCTTTAGAGGCATTACTTTTTTCTAACTGTTTGCTTTGCTCTTGCAAATGCTTTTGATGTAGGAGCACCTTTGGCACCTTTCTTTCTCATCTTCTCTCCACGCTTACGCTTTGCATGGATATTAGCATATAAACCTTTTCCAGGCATTAACCTGTCATTGTCTCTAGTTTGAGTTTACCTTCAGGACTAAGACCCTCCTTGAGTTGTCTTATCTCCTGCTCTACTTCATTCTTGTTATCATCATTCATGATATCTCTTAATTGAAGTATTCTTCTGATATCTTGGTTATCATTACCTGATGCAACCTTTCTACCATTATTGGTATTACCAAACATCTTCTCTTTATTACCTGTAGTTAACATTATGATCTCCTAAATTTTTTTCCTGCAGTCTTAGTTCTAGGATAAGAACGGTTTTTTCTAGCACTGACTACAGATAAATTACTTCTTTTGTTATTTAAGGCGTTTCCATCTTTGTGGTGTACATCTTTTCCATCACCTTTTTTTGCTACGCCTGCTTTCATTAGCTTTCTTCTAGCTTTTAGTCTACTTCTTCTTTTAGCTTTTCTAAGCGGAGAGTCTGTTCTGTACTCTTGCTTATAGTCTCTAACATAGTTAGGTGAACTAGGCATATCTAGCGGTAGTTTTCTTACGCTTCTTATCTGCACGCATCTTCAGAGTAGTAGATGCAGCTCTAGCGGTGGCTCCTTTGCCTAGATCTTTCTTCTTCCCCGCTAATTTTTTATTATTTTTTCTTTTAAAAAGCATTTTATGTTATATTCCTAGCTAATTTTGTCATAAATTCATAGTCTTTCTTGTTTGTCTCTCTAAATTTATGAGATTTTTTAACAATTTTACTAATTTGGTCCTTAACTTTTAATTTCGCATCTGCATTATCGGTGCTATAGTACAGAATGCTCATTCTAACTATTTTATCTAGCAGTTCCTTCAAGCTGATTCTCTTATCATCCCCAGATTTGCTTTCAATCTGTAATTTTCTGCTCGTAAACTTATTCTATCTTCCATAGATTTTTCTAATTTATTCATTACGAAGTTTGTTTGCTCTTTCAATGTCTTGATTTCTGCTTTTAATACCTGTATTTCTTTTGTTGCTTGCTTTAGTTCGTTATATTCACTCATTTTTTTATCCTCCACGAATTTTAAAGACACCAAAGGATACCAATAATCCATTGGGGTTGTTATTTATGTACTTGGAACTCGTTTTTTAGTGGTGTGTTCCGCCCCACAATGGATCTAATATACTATTCAGCGTATAGCCGAATGTTTAATGTTTGCATTTGGCGTGTGTGCTATGTTGCTTGAATAGTATATGGCGGTATTATAGGGTCGTATGCAGATTTGTCAAGTAAAAAATAAATTATTTTTATATTGACAAAATGGAATACAGATGTATAATGTAATTACCCCCTTAGGGGAGCCTTATATATACCTATATGTAACCGACAACACCATAAGGGGCAGCTGTGGTTTACACCATATTCAAATATTTTAGCACTACCGTGTAATCATATATAGGGTAGCCCCCTAGGCACCCTGCGTACCTTGTGTACCTATTGGACTTCCCTATGTCTTTAAAAGACTAAAGACTTTTACTACGGTATAAAAGTAAAATCAAGTAATAAAATATGACTAAAAGTTATCCACAGAAATAATTAAAA